CTTTTGTTACGCGAATGGCAAATACTCTTGATGTCAAGACACCCACATTTCCGGCATCATCTTCATACATCATAGGTGTAGATCCAACTCCAACAATCGTTGAATTTGGAGTATAAATCAATTCTTCTCCGGGTCTGAAGAAATGATCTTCAATGTTAAAAACACTCTTTCCTGTTCCTGCCGTTATAACACTGGATGGATTAAATGATTTAGAAAATATAGGAGTATTTTGATACTTTAAGTCAAAGTCTTTTTTATTAATTCTAGCACCATTTACGGCATTATAAGAAGCATTAGACACACTTTCAGATACTCTGCCATAATCCAAACTTGGATATGTATTTTCAAGATCTAAGATTTTATATATTGCCTGATTGAAAATATTTACAGTAGTTACACCAACTGAATCTTCTGGATGGAATTTAACAGTAAGATTTCCGGAAGGAGAAAATTCAACACCAAATGTACCTAATCCAGTGATAGGAACAACATCATCATTAGTTAAGAATGGTGCTTGCTGAATATATCCATTGGTATCATCGTGCAATACTGTTAACTGATGCAAAGCACTAAAATTATTTGATTGAACATAAACAATAGATTTTGCAGCATCAAATAAACTTGAATCTAATTCAACAATAGTTGTGGTCCCTATACCAACTTGATTTATAGATTGATATACCGCACTTCTTTCTGCACCGGCAATTTGTTCAGAACCAATAGAGTAACGATATTCACCATTTCCTGATCCAGTAGTTCCAATGCCAACAATTTTTTGACTTATTCTAATTTTATTATTACCTGCCGGATTTTCATATCCAAGTATTAAAGTGCTACCAGAAATAGATGCTGTAGAAAATCCAATTTGAGGGTTAGTTTCTAAAGTAGATCCGACAAAACTCTCACTTAATTTAGTATCAGTTCCATCATGGGTAACATAAGTTTCGACGTAATTCATTTCATGTGTAATAAGATCTTCTACTTTTGTGTTGACATATAGTGCATTATATTGATTGATATCATATCCTGTTACCTGAGTTGTATCAGGAAACACTGATGCCGTAAAAGTTCTTAGTGTTGTAGATCCAAAAGTAGTAGATCCAATACCTGCGGATGAACCAAATGATGTTTTTATGAATTTAAGATCATAATCAACATCATATGGATCATTTGGAACAAATCTAAAATAGTTTTCACCATCTTCATGTAATTGAATTTGATAAGATCCATATAATTCATCAACAGAAGTAATAGCACCATCGCCAGAATTTATTAATTCCAATTTGTTTATTAAAATGTTATCCGAACTATCACCACTACTCAATAATACAATTTCTGATAATTGAGCTTGATTTTTATTTCTTGGGAAGCTATTCAATTTGACCAAATAAGTATCAAATCTAGAAGAACCATCAATATTATCAATATTTAAAAATTCATCTGGAGAATCTTCCAAATTAGAGAATTGTTGATTAATATTATCAATGGTCAGTGCATTATTTGTTTTACAATTAATATAATCAGTTAATCTTGTATTTTCAAGTTCAATAAATCTTGATTTTCCATCTGCAACATCAACATCTCTTGCATTATCAAAATTATAAATTGTATCAGCTCTTAGTTTGTCAATAACATCAACAATAACTACAGATGCACTAGTTCCTCCAATAGACACACTAGAACTAGTTTCAACTTCAGTATCGGCAAAGTTTTTAAGTCCAATAGTGTGAACTAAATTATTTGTAGTATTTACAGACTCTTTCCAAGTAACTGGACTCTTGACAGAATATGATAAATTTTGATAATAATCATTATCAGGAATTACCTGAACACTTGTATTTGTTTTCCCCGTATCATCATCCCATCCAAATTCTACTTTATCGGAAAAGTCAATTGTAAATGTTCCTTTATTATCTGTAATTTTTGAAACCTTAGCAGTATTTTTGGATATAGAACCCTCAATATTATCTCCAGAAGATATTACATATCTACCAATAATTTTTAAATAGTTTGTTTTACTTTCAACAACTTCAAGATCTGTGATTATTCCATTACAGAGTATATTTTCACCAATCGTAAATAAAGATGTTTTATATGTGGTGCTAAATTGTGGATAATCAGTTTTTGGTATTAATCTACCATAATTTGATGCAGTTCCAGGAACACCGATATTTGTTGATATTCCAGTAAAATCAAAAGTAATTACATTACTACCAGAGTCCGTCTCTACATTAACAACTTCAAAAAATCTATATCCATAATCTTCAGAATTAAATCCAAGTCCTGAAGAAGCAGTTATACCCTCAATGTATACCTCATCTCCCTGTTCAAAAGGTTTTTTACTAAATCCAGATAATGGTGTTTGTATGGTACACTTAAATCTAGTATTAGAGTCTGTGGTGACACCAGTAATGGCAACACCATTATCATTATTAATTGTTCTTATGGTGATTTCTTTTTCAGGAAGTCCAACTGGTTCTGTAATGACATTGACACCTATTAATTCTCCAGAATTTATTTCTGAAGTCAAAAATCCAGAATTAATAATGTTGTTTGTATTACTATCAATAATAATTACATCAGGATTATTAATATAGTTACTACCATTATTAGTAACAGTTATAGTATCAATTGTATTAGAATCTAAAAACTCAACTTTCTGTGGAATTAATGCTTCTGGTCTTAATGTTCTATCAAAAAGATATTCAAATGAATTGGATATGGATCTAATGTTTTTAACATTCCCTATTTCTTTTGAAGATGGAATAATTAGTGCATTTGTTGATGTTGTAGTTCCAACCCCAACAAAGATTGGAGATTTTTTATAATCTGATCCACCAGACATTAATGTTATCCTAGAAACCGGACCAACAGCAGATGTTGATGTAGTTTCATATTCAAAGGTATCAGTTTGAGATTTAGTATATGATAATCTTTCTACAGATGGAGGATTTATTGTAAAGGTAGTTGTTCCTGCACCAGTAATAATAAATTCACCATCATATCCACTATCAAAGAATTTTATTTCAGAATAATTCTTGACATCAAAATCTGCCGTGCTAATGTGTCCAGACTTTTCTAAAGCATAGTATAATTTATCAGGTAAAGAATCACTATAAGTTAATGTTGTTACAGTAGATCCAATACCTGTTACAGAGAATGAAGAAGTTGATCCGGTCGATACAAATTCATTATCAAATTCTTGATCATAAAAAAGTCTAAGAGTATATTCGGATAGTGAAGAATCTGATGTGTCAAATACTAAATTATCATTTCTTGTTAATGAAATTTGAGAATTAACTAAGGATATTGTATGCGTTCCAGATCCTGTTGAAGAAAATGTAACCGCGTTAGATGGAACTTCAACCGCATCAACATAAGTTTCACATAACTGTATTGTGTCTACACCATCAACATAAACATAATAGTATGAATCATTTGTCAATCCTGTAGGAGGTGTTCCTGTTGTGGAATATTTTACTTTGTCTCCTGTCTTGAACTCATGAGATGTCAAGGTTAAAATATTAGATGCTGTTGTAAAAGAATCAACATTATCTGGATTAACTAAAATAAAACCATCTTCAGAATCTCTTTTTAAGGTAACGGTCTTTGATAAATTAGATTTATGATCTAATATTACGGTGTCACCTGTATTCATTCCATGAGAAGTTGAAACAGAAACCACCGAGTTAATTTTTTTCAAATCTACCGTTATTTGATCATAATCTGTTCTAAAAGATGCATTAATTTTATCATCAGCCTCAATAAAATATAAATTTGATGTTTGAATTCCAGTTTTTATTCCAATAGTATTTGCACTAGTTTTTACGGCATACAATGTAGAAAAGTTTTCTAAATTTATATTAGAGGAATCACTAGGAGATATTTTAACTTCAATAGCACTATTAGGACCCTCATAAACAATTTTTTGATTAGTTGTAAATGGATGATTTTCTAAATAAATTTCTTGAACAGGAATATTACGTGTTATTGGTGTACCTGCCCGAGTAAAAGAAACTTTATTCGTAGTTCCTACAGTAGTTCCAATTCCTACAGATTGAGATGGATTGAAATAAACCTTTTCATTAACTTTAGAATCATCAATACCAAATAACGATGTTGGAATATCAACATCAACGGTAAAATCTTTTTGGGTATATGATAAAATAGTTCCCTTTGGATGTTCAAGTCCTGTAAGAGTTCTTTGTACCGTAAGAATGTTACTGTCCTGATAAGCATTCAATACCGTACAAGTTTCTGTTCCTATTGACACTACACTATCTGCAGAAACATATGATGGTATAAAGGAAACTAAAATATCTGAAGATATGGGTGTACTTACATCAGAAACTGAAGATACTGTTGATAAACATCTAGTATTTGATAAAGGAAGAACATTTATTTTTGAAAATACTTGAAGATCTGCAACAGATGTTGATGATATTCCACTAAAAGAAATGATATCATTATCGTTGAAAGGATGACTTGTTGATACAGAAACTCTTATTTTTCCGCCTTCATTGGATGAAATAGCATTTGTAATATTAGTCTCTGTCGTTGTTACATCTACTATATCTTTTCCTTTTACAGCAAAAATCTTTGCAGATACTCCGGATCCATTAGTGCTTGAATTGTCAAATTTTAAAATTTGATTTACTTTGTATCCAGTTCCTCCATCATTAATATTAAAAGATTCTATTGAACCTGACGATGTAGATACTATTTCAATTCTATGTTCTTTTTCTATATTATTTCTAATAAAATTATTCTCAGATGAAGAATCAAATAATTTATATGGAAAAGTATTTCTCTTTAAATTTGAATTATTGAAATCAAATGTTTGATCAATATCATTGAAGTTTTCTTTTTCTGGAGATGAATAATATTTGTCGCCGATGAAATAAGGAAATACTCCTTTTCCGTTTCCATCTAATAATGCATGATATGCATATACTCCATTAGGAAAATCACTGTTTTTCTCAAATCTACCATTATATTCATCTAAATCCCCACTATTGTCGTATGTATAATCTTCAACAAAAAATCCTTCTGGGAATATACTTGTAGAGGGACGATCTTCTACTAAATTACTATTCTTGGTGTATCCTGATGTTAAAATTTCTGCAACACTAAATTCATTGGGATCTTTAGATCCATAAGGTCCATAAATTGGATTTCCATCATATGCCCACCCAATAATTCCAGATATTTTACTTGAATTATCTAAGAAAATATTGTCTTCATAGTTGAGAACAGAATAATTTAATGCTGTTTCTTTTTTGTTTTCTGAAAGTACTTTACTATCAAAAATTAGATTATTATCAACATCAAAATTACCTCCATTTATCACAGTTAAAGATCTAACATTAGAATCAAATACTTGATTTTTACCTGAAGAAGTAACATCTATAAAAGATTGTGTCTCCGAATATCCTGCTCCGGCATTAATAACCTTTACCTCAACTAATCGTTGATTTTCTATAACTGGACGTAAGACACAACCAGTTCCAGAATTGGTAGGATCAATAATATTTAAATTGGGAATAGAGTAATACTCTGCACCACCGTATTCAACATTAACTCTTTGAACTTGTCCACCTACAATAATTGGTCTAACTCTGGCATCTCTACCATTCTTTACACTTATTGTTGGTTTTCTTTCATAGTTTTTTATTGTAGATCCATATTTTGTTCCTGCCTCATATAAATGAACTCTATCTATTGATCCTTTAACAACAGGAGTTAAAGTAATAGATTGTGTACTAGTTGTGCCTAATCCAACAGTTACAACATTTGCAAAAGCTTTTATATCAGGATACTTAAATGTTTGATATCCTGTTCCGGTATTATCAAATTCAATATAATTTTTCTTATCATAATTTGTTGACACTGTTCCTCCAATGCCAGCATCACATACTCTAAAAGAATTATCATTTATCTTTAAAACATAGTATTGATTATTAATGTTTAAATTTGTGATCGTTGTTCCGGATGACGAATACTCTACTATTTCACCACTATTAAATCCATGATTGTTGAAATTAATTGTATTCGTAATTGTCGATATTCCCGAAGGAGAAACTTGTAATTTATTGTTGTAAAATACTCCACCATCCAATACATTAATTTGTCTTAATAAGTTATAAGGTCCTACTTTAATTTTATGAACACCAGATGTGTTAGTTCCATTAAAGTTGATTTCATTAGTATTACCATTTAAATCAGAAAGAGTTGGAAAAAGTTTTATTGTTTTATTGTTTAAAACTTTAGCAAAATATCTTCCATCACTCACTAACGTTGAAGAACCTGCACCAACTCCTAAAGGATTATTTAAATTTGAATCATAAACTACCTCTTGACCATCATCTAAACCGTGATCGTCATCAAATAAAATTCTATTATTTGATAATGTAATTTTACCCCCATTACTATCAGATCTGGCATCAAATGGAAGTTCTACAAATCTTTTTTGTGTGATAGGAACAACAGATATGCTTGTCCCATTACCTCCGGTAACTCCTATAGAAACTACTTGATTAACATTGTAATTAAACTCATCAATTAAAATATCTGTGACTGTTCCTTTTAATACTGGTTGAGCAAGAGCTCTTGTTCCAGAACTCTCGGATACCACCAGTTCAGGAGGATTTGTAACATCAAAATCTTCTCCACCATTTAAAACGTCAATACTATTGAGTTTTCCGTAATAAACTTTATCTAATGATTTGTAACTATCAATTTCAACACCATTTATCAACATTCCTATTCCACCATGGTTTGTGGGGGATGGATTTTTATTCAAATTTGAAACTAATGGGAATTTTTTTAATAATTTTTGAGAATCAATAATATTAGTTCTTTGAGAGTATAGTGTGAAAACATGACCCAAATCATTTGAAATTGGTGCTAAAAATCCTAATTTTCTACCTACATCAATTGCTGGTAAAGAAGAATACAATTCAATCGTATTTGAAGATATCTTCTTAACATAATATATACCCTCGGTCAAACCCAATAAAGGATCTCCTTCTCCTTTAGGGGAATATAATACTTTATCTCCGGTTCTAAATTTTATTGGGTTTGAAGTAAATTTAATTTGTGTGTATTTTTCATCATCATTACGCTCACGTAAATTATCCTCTTCTTCTGGTGGGTCATTTGCAATAGCACTTGATAATGATTCCTGAACCACCTCAACACTCAAATTTTCCCTATATTCATTGCTACCACTAACTTCGCTATCATTAACTTCAGATGGTAATGAATTTGAGGCAACATAAAAATCTTTGTTGATGTCATCAAAATAAACATTTTGAACATCAGAAGTAATTACAGAATTTCCATATTTCAATAATGTTTTTTCTGATTCTGTTTTTGCTTTATTAAGAACTCTTCTTAAATTATAATTTTTAGCGTCATCGGGACTGAAAGCAAAATTATCTAAAATTACACTATTATTTTGTATATCTATTGCAGTAATAATCGGATATTGATCGTTATTGTTAGTAGGAAATATTCTATTTTTTGTAAATCTATCAATAATTTCAATATTATCTCCTTTTTTAAGACTCGAACGATCAATTAAACTACTTAATTGAATGGTTTGATTGTTAAAGGATGTAATTTGATAGGTCGAACTAGTATTGTATATCCAAGAATTTGAAAAAATTTCTTTTTTACTTTTGTTACTCTCTGGATTTTCAATTTTTATACCATAATTTTTTATTTTTAATACATCTCCTTCATCAATATCCAAATTACCATCTTGAACAAAGTCATTTAATACACCAACAAAAATTAAATCTACCCTTTTACTGGTATCTCCATCTTCATACCCAAAATACAATTCATTACTTCTTACAATATCACTTTTTTCAATTGTGCTTTCTATTCCCGTGCAACCTAAAAATTGATTAATGGTTTTATCAGTATAAGTAATAGTATTATTTCCAGAAACTATTGTTCCACTATCAGAAAAACCTAGTGTAGAATCTACTGTTATTACCTTTGAACCAGCGGCAGATTCCTCAACAGATTTACTATTTGGTGTAATTTTAAATATACCTTTGATGTCAGAAATTTCATCATATCCAATAAACAGGTCAATTTGATATAAAACTTCATTATCAGTTACAACTGCTTGTATATCAGATACTGATGCTTCACTAGAAGAATTATCCTTAAATATTGATTGACCCTTTATCTTTAAAGGATTTCCAGATATCAATCTGGCTAAGGCAACTTGTCTTCTTTTGAATTTTGCAGAAGAAGGTTTGAGTATTAGTTCTTCTAAATTTATTACTTTTGGTTCTCTACCATAAAGAACATTATATAAAATTCTAAAGGATTCGTTTGTGCCTTTAGAAATATAAAATGATTTTATCTCTTTTAAGAAATTCCCTACATTCAAAGAAGATATAAAATCTTTACCTTCTAATCCTGGCGCAAATGTAAATTTAAATTTATTGTAAAAATCTTTTAAAAATAATGAACTAAGATTTGTAATTGAAGATCCGCCACTATGTGATGCCGCAGATGATGAAGAAAATACTAACTCTTCTTGATTTAAATCTTGATGATAATCGGTAATGCCACTAAATCCACGAATACAACCAGTAAAACTTGTTGATGTTATTCCGGTGTACGTAATAATCTCATCATCTATTTTTAATAATCCATATTCATCAGGATATCCTTTAGTTCCACTACTGACTGTTATTGTAGTTTCTGTCGATGATATATCAGAAGACAGGGTAGTTACACCAACTATAACTTCTGATACTAAAGTATCAAGATTCAAATACTGATCTAAATTTTCTGCAATATCAACAGGACCACTTTGATATTCTTGGGAAATATAATATTGTTTTAAAAAATCTACTGTTTTTGGACTTTCGTCTACAATAAATCTAGGAAGTTGATTTCCTAAAATGTCTTGAACTTTGATCCTTGTTTCAAGGTATGAATCTTTCATATTACTGTCTTACTAATTTCCCGTTGTAATAACTTGAAGTATAAGATGATTTTATAAATTCTACTCCAGAAACTTCTACTCCTGAAGAAATAACATCCCTAATCATATTTATTCTGCTTTTTGAAACATTCAAATTTAGGTACAGATCTCTGAGTCCAACAACATCATTGGACTCTGGAACTGCTTCTACTTCTATCACATTATCAGGTTTATCTGTAGATGTAATATAGATGGTTTCTAATTCTATTTCTCCTTTGATGTAATCAATTGTTCCTGCATTTCTTTTTACATCAACAACCTCACCGTTATCTGTATTTTGTTTTACAATTGACAAAACTCCTGTTTTATATCCTGCATTTGGTCTGTCAGTAAGATAAACTTTTGAGGATTCTCCCAATATATTAAATCCAGTAGATTTGATATTGTAACCATCTGGTTTTACATGAAATTGATTTCCATAACACAATTCATATTGTGCATTTTGATTTAGGGTTGCATTTAAATTCCTTCTAATTATAACCTTTGTAATATTAGATGTAATTGCATTTCTATCAACAGAATCTATAATCTGCTGTGTTTTACTGTACTTAAATCTACCACCAAATTTATTTAAATTGACTGATTTTGAGTGTTGTGTCAGAGTATTAATAATTTTCGATTTCAATTCTTCAACATTTGAAACAAATGAATCTGTATAGTAAACACTTGATTCTAGTTCAATAAAAAGTAATTTTAAATCTACTATTTTTTGATTAATACCAGATACGGAATATTGTCTCAACTTTGATAATATCTGATTCTTATTAAAATCTGATATGTAATTACCACCTCTGGGTTTAATACTAATTAAAACATTACCATATTGAGGTGGATCCATTTCTTCTCCACCAACAACAGAAAGAGACTCAGTATCTGGATAAATTCTCTTAATTATAGATTCATAATCTTTTGCCGTAACAGCTCTATTCTGTGATGAATATGATAATGGAGCAAAATAACGAATTGAATCTAATGGTTCTATATCGGCACCATTTTGAGACTTAGTGCTATCAATGGTTAGTGTGGGAGAATCGAATGTAAGAATAACAGATTCATCCTTTATGGTTCCTGCAAAAGAAAACTGGGAAACATCATTTCCATCTTCACCATCTGTTATCAAATACTTTACGGTGATTATATTACCATCATCTCCCGATTCTGTTCCTAGTTTTTTACCAAAAATTCCATCACCAAATCTTAATTCATATTTTTGATCATCAATTTCTCTAACAAAATAAACTCTCGAATCTTTATCAACATCAATAATATTATCAATCTGTTTATATTCAGTACCATCACCATTATCACCACTTCTCTTTATATAAACTTTTATTGTTTCTGTATCAATAAAAGAATTTTCAAGAACAAACCTTTGATTTATTGAAGCATCAAATGTAAATGTTTTTGTGAGAAAAGTTCCTTGATATATGTCAATGGAATTGAAAGAAACTGTACCTTCGTTTATAATTCCGGTTATTGGTTCTATAGTAGAAAAAATATAAGAAGTATCACTGACACTACCAGTACATACAACTCCTGGTTGAAGAACTACATTTGTGAGACTTGAATCATTATTTGGAGTAATACTAAATGATATCGTAGCTTTTGATGCCTTCCTGGAACGAGGTAGATATCCTATATTAGATGCCAAAGAAACCACGTTTCTTCTTACTGTTGCAGAATCTAAGAAGGATTCATTAACTGCCATGTTAGTATTAAAGGCAGTTATGTATGTATTATATGCTAATGTATCAATCAATACTGAAAAATTAGACCCTTCAAAGTCAAAATCCGAAAAATTTGAATTTGAACGTAGATAATCCTTTATGGATGTCTTTATTTGATCAAAATCTAGATTAGAAAATTTAGTAAAAGGCATTTTAGTATCTCGTTGCCTCTAATAGAAACGTATATTCTTGTGTTGGAAATGATTGTCCAATAATATCATATGAAATTGTAACCTCAAAAGTGTTTTCATCGGGTGATGGAAAGACATCTACACCAATATTATTCACTCTTGGTTCAAAATTTTCAATTGATGTCTGAATTTGCTGCTGAATAATCGATGCAGTTCCAAAATCAACAAATTCAAAGA